ATTGCTGCCGAACTGGACGCGGCAATTGCCGCCGATACCGGGCCATACCAAGGATGACCATGCAAACGATCCGCAAGACATTGCCAGCCAAGATGAGCGCAACCGCGCGCGGCTTCACGGCGACCATCACAAGCGACACCATCGACCGAGACGGAGAGATCCTCATCCCGCAAGGCATGGATTCGACCGTCTACGAAACCAATCCCGTCCTCTTCTGGAACCATGACTACGCGCTACCGGTTGGGAAGTGTGTGAAGTTGGTTCGCCGCGCGCGCGACATCGTCGGCGAGTTCGACTTTGCGCAGAAGCCAGACGGATACGCCGGCGAGTTCTTCCCCGATTTCGCGGCCGCGCTTGTTGGGCAAGGGATTTGCAACGCCGTAAGCGTCGGCCTCGATGTTCAAGACGGCGGCAAGCGCGCGCCGACTGCGGCCGATTTCGCGAAGCACGGCAAGAAGTCCATTTCCGCGATCATCTCGCGCTGGAATTTGCGCGAGATCTCGTTGGCTCCGATGCAAGCGAATCCCGAAGCCATCATCACCGCAGTACGCAAGGGAGCCGTATCGGCCAGCGCGGCAAAGAAGTGGTTCAACATCGACGCGGCTCCAAAGCGTTACTCGTTTGCGATTGAGATTCCGAAGCCTCGGCATCGAATCGATATCGCCTTGCCCTCAAGTGCCGCAAGCGTTGAACCGATCAAGGACATCGACGCGATGGTAAAGCGATCCGTCGCTAAACTTCGCGGAAGCCTTTACGAATGACGACGGCGCGCGCTACGGGAATGCCCCTGCAAGGCGCGCCTAAAGAAGTTCGAGAGGACAAGACAAGGAGCAAACTATGAAGACCATGAATGTCTCGGCTTTCCGAGATAACCTCACTCGTGCCGGCGCGCTGAAAGGCGAAGCCGGTGTCCAAATGCAAAAGAAGGCCATCCTTGAAACTCATGCCATCATCGACGATGACGGCGTGATGATCGACCCCGAGACTCTCGATGTGACTGTCGTCGCGCCGAGCGTCAAGTCCGCAAGTGGCGGCGCGGCTTCTTGCTCGCAAGAGGCACTCGACGAGGCCGTGATGAAGAGCGTCAAGGGAGCCTTCTCGAAGGAACTCTACGCGCACTTGAATCACGCCAACGACAAGCCGGGCGACAACGAATGGAAGAACGCGCGAACCTTCGGCAAACTGAAGAACATCAAGGACAAGAAGACCGCTTACGAGTTCGGCACTTGGATCAAGGCGACCTTGGGCGATCAGAAATCCTACAAGTATTGCCTTGATCGAAACCTCATTGTGAAGGCGCACACCGAAGGCGTGAATTCCGCCGGCGGCTTCCTCGTTCCCGATCCGTTTGAGAGCGAGTTGGTTTCGCTTCGCGAAGAGTACGGCGTGTTCCGTCGCAACACTTATGTGAAGCCGATGTCTTCCGACACTCTGCGCTTCTCGAAGCGTACCGCCGGACTCACGGCGTATTGGGCCGGCGAATCAATTGCGCCAACTGAATCGACGCAAACTTTCGGTTCGCTTCAGTTGACCGCGAAGAAGATGTCCATTACCACGACCTTCAGCAACGAACTCGGCGAGGATGCGTTGGTGTCGATCGCCGACGAGATCGCTGGCGACATGGCGTACCAGTTTGCTTTGAAGGAAGACTCCGCCGGTTTCATGGGCGACGGAACTTCAACGCATGGCGGCATTGTTGGATTGAAGACCATGTGCGCGGGAACCTATGGCGCATTCGATGGCGGCGTGACGACCTATGCGACTGTGACCAAGGCCATGATTTCCAAGGGAATCGCCGCGCTTCCGCAATGGGCAACAAGCGGACGCGGACAAGTGAAGATCTATTGCTCCAAGCAGCAATACCACGAAATCTTCGAGTCGCTGGCGATGGCCGCCGGCGGCGTGACTGCGGCCGAGATGAGTGGTGGAGTTTCGCCGCGATACTTCGGCTATCCCGTTGAGATCACGCAAGCGATGGACACGGCGGAAGCCGATGCCGTTACCTACGCCTTCATCGGAAATCTCTTCCTCTCTTCGTACATGGGCGATCGCCGCATGGTCACGGTCAAGTATTCGGATAGCGCGTTGAACGCTTTCGAGCAAGACGAAGTTGCCGTGCGCGGAACCGAGCGCGTTGACATCATTTCACCCAACACCGGCACGGCATCGGCTCGCGGCGCGATGATCCAACTCACCCTCTAAGGAGCAACACATGAACAGCAACACAAAGTTTCTCTTTGGCGGTCAAGGAACTGCGTCCTCTTCCACCATCACGGCCGAGTTTGACACTCTTGGCTTTTCCTTCGCGCGCATTCTTTGCTTCAGCGGCTCGACTGCAACTCTTGCAGGATCGAACATCGTCGTTGAATCAGACACAAGTGGCGGAACAACCAACGCCATCTCGGGTCTTGCCGCAACCGACTGGACTGCCAGCACGGCAAGCCATGCGACATCGATCCCAAAGATGATCTACGGAGTTGACCTTCGCGGCCGAAAGCGTTTCCTGAAAGTAACCTTTCAAACGGCAACCGCTACGCCGGGGCCAGCGATCGCTTGCGAGTTGTCCGATGTTGGCGATACCGTTCGCACTCTCGGAGTTGGTGCAACTGGCTCTTCTTACGGCCTTTGATCTCAACCAGTCTTCTCCCCATGGAGCCGTAGCCGGAAGGCTACGGCTCTTTTCATTGGGTATAGTTCTCGCAAGGAGACACTATGGACATCAAGATTGATTCTGTCGAAATGATTTCAGCAATCGAGGCGAAGGACGGTGAATGCGATTCGATCGATATCGCTCATGTACTCGATCAAATTGAGTCGTTCAAGATGCTCGACGCGCTTCGCTTCCTTGCGAGCAAACTGCGGAACCTCGGAACGCTTACGCTTTCCGTAACCGACTTCGATCTAGTTTGCGATCAATACAAGGCCGGCACGGGCGATCCCGAGTCCATGCTTTGCCGCAACGGCATGAACCGATCGATATTCAATCGCGGGAAACTCATGGACACGCTGAACATGGCCGGCTTCGAGATCATCGGAGGCACGGACGGCCGACTCGGATGGACAGACGCGCAAGGACGGATTTGCGTCACGGCAACCAAGCGCGAGCGGCGTATGCCGCAGTTGCCAATGAAGGACATTCATGCGCTTATGTCGTTGCCGCGCATCGGATGGACGGACTCGTTTGGGCAAATCCTTGAGACAGCCGCGCAACTCCAACTCAAGTTCACCAAATCGACGGGAGTCTTTTGGGGGCAATGCTTGGAGCGATTGATGGCGAGCGTGTGCGAATCGGCCGAGCCGCCGAAGTACATCTTGACGATGGACTACGATTCCATCTTTGACTCGCGCGATGTCATTCGCCTCTGGCAAATCATGGAAGACAATCCAGACATCGCCGCGCTTTGCCCGATGCAAATCGGGCGCGACCGCGATGCCGTCTTGATCAATCTGATTTCCAAGGACGGCGGTCATGTCCACAAAGTCACAAGCGAAACCTTCTACGCCGAGACGGTCGAGATCAAAAACGGCCACTTTGGCTTGACGCTTATCCGCGTCGATGCGCTTAAGGACTTGCCGCATCCTTGGTTCATCGGAGTTCCAAACAAGGAAGGCCGTTGGGACGAAGGCCGCACCGATGACGATATTTTCTTCTGGCACAAGTTGCGCGCGGCTGGCAAACGCATTTGCGCTACGCCCAAAGTTCGGCTTGGCCATCTCCAATTGATGATCACTTGGCCGAAGGACGATCTTTCGTGCGTTCATCAATACCTGAACAAGTTTCACGACGAAGGAAGGCCGAAGGAATGCATGACCTACTAATCGTTCTCAAGCCGCTGTCGATTGCCGACGCGCGCTTTGGCCGGCGCGAGTTGCGGCCAGGAACGCGAATCAACCTCGATCCAGCTTTGGCGGAGAAACTCATCAAGAGCGGACATCTTGAGCGCGTCAATGTCGCGGCTCCGCTCTTCGCCGATGCAACCGATCCGCCAGTCAAGCCGATGAAGGACTCGAAGGGGAAGCAATGATCGATAGCA